TCCATCCTTGGACGTATTGAGGATGCTCGCCCTCACGGGTTCCAAAGGCATCGGGCACGGCTGGCTGTGAGGCGGGTGGGGCGGGCCTATCCCACTTTGCTTTCATGTCAGCGTGTTTTAGTGCAGGGCAATCATCGTCCCCATACTTGCAAACGCCCTGACATTCACCTATGTTGCAGTGATTCAAGTGGACTGCGTAATCAGTTCGCTCCTGCACAGGTGCTGGCTGTGCTGCGGTTGGGGCTGTGCATTTGCAAGGGATGTTGATGGCCTCACCCCAAGGATATGTGCCGCCGTGGTCCATCTCGCCAGTACCATTGCATATGTGGCATACAGGCTCATAGTCCAGCCCCAACTCTCTAGCGTTCTCTGCCTTCTTGTCAAGGGCACGGGCTTGCTTGATGGCGGTGATGGCGGCTTTGGCACGGTGCGAGCCACCCAATCGCCATACAGCAACATCGCCACCACCTTCACCAGTCCACTGGGCAGGAATTCCAAATAGGTTTTCCAACGCCTCCAGCGCCAAGTCCAATGCTTCGTCTTTAGTCATAGTGGTGACTCCTCGTGGTTGTCAGGGTTGAATCTGGGGACTCGGTTGCCCGTGTCTTTAGGGTTTGGGAATGGTGGAAATGGCCAAGTCATACTCACCCCACCAAGACGTTGCGCAGTGCTTTGAACAGAGCGATGGCTTGGTGCACCGTCAGCTTGTCGATGACATCATCGGGCGTCCACTCTTTTGCTACCGGGGTAGGCTCGGCAACGGGCGCTGCTTTGCGAGTGATGGTGACGACCTTACGCTGCTGCTCTTGCGGTTTTGCGGCCAGTGCTTTGACTACCTTGCTGCCTTTGATCGGGGTGTACTCGTTGGTCATGGCGTAGAGTAGGTGTGCGCTCTCGCGCAACATCCCTTGTTTAATCATCTGCCCAAGCAGGGAGGACACAGAGCCGGGCTTGTAGCCTTGCTTCTCCAAATCCTTGGCCACCTCAACGCGGTTCTTACCGGGGTTGTCTCGCACGTATTCAAACGTCACGCGAGTCACGTTGTTGGTCACAGTGAAGTAAGGCTTGGCAGGGGTGGGGGTAGGGGTAGGCATAGGATCAGTGGGTTCCCATTCGTTGAGGGCTTTTTGCAGGGCTGTTGCAATATCAGGCATGAGATTCTCCTTGGGTTACCTGTATTCCGGGAAGCGGTTCATTTCCCGTAGCGTTGCTGCGTGTCGTTCATTTGAGATGCGCCTGCGCCCATGTGATGAGACTCCAGACGGCACCCATTGCGACGGCGACGCCGCCGATGATCCCGACCAACAGGCGCGAGCCGCGCCATAGCGCGACGACCTCTTCGAGATGCGGACGAATCTGCTCTGACTCGGCCACGTGGGCGGTGATCGTGTCGCGAATTTCGAGGAGCATTTCGTCCTGCTTGTCCATTCTTCGGTGCAGGTTCTGGATGATTTCGTGGTCGGTCATTTCAGGCTTTCGTCAGGGCTGTCCGGATGTGCTCCAGCGCTTCGACCAGATGCACTTTGGCGGCGGCCAGCTCGAACATCGGGCGCTTGAGAACCTGCGCTGCGAAGGCGCTGTCCTCGATGTTGTCCGGCAGGTCTTGCACGTCGGCGCGCTCGGCCGCCAGTGCGGTCTCCAGCTGCGTGCGGGCGAAGTCAATCGATATGGCAAGCTGGCTCAAGCCGGCGCGGCGGATTTCGTTCATTTCAGCTCCTCCTGGGCGCCGACCATCGCGTCGGCCCGGCGCTGACTGCCGTAGCTTGTGCCGAGGAAGAACCCGGTCACCGAGCCAAGCACCAGGCTGATGATTGACGACACGACCATCGCCCGGATGTCGTTTGTCCAGCCTTCGCCGAATAGCACTGCCGCGACCACCAGATACACAAGCGGCAGCAAGGCGGCGGATACCAACAAGGCGGGCGACTGCCAGGCCTTGCCGCTGGCAACGGCGGCGGCATCGGCCTTGCGTGCGCCGGCAATGCCGCCACCGCCGGCTTCGCCAGTCAGTTCGTACCACTTCGCCTCAACGGCGTCGGAGAACTGTCTGGCGATGACCGGATCGGCGCCGAGCACATTGACTGCGCCCTCGACGGTCGTCTCGCCCGTGATTTCCTTGGCGATTTCAGCCACTTTTTCGGCGGCCAGAGCGTTTTTCTCGGATTGGCCGCCCTTGCCGAAAATGCGGATCAAGGCCGGGGCGGCCTGAATCAGCGCCGGAATAGCTGCAGCAACGAATGGAACCATGACGGTTTCTCCGGTTTGGGTTGGGAGAAAGGGGCCGGGGCCGTGGCTTCCTCCTTTTTCGTGTTTGCGTAGAGGAAGGACAAACAGGTGTCCAGCGTCTTGGTCGGCTGACCGTAGGGCGAACCTGGCAGCGACGCCCATTCACGGTTGCAGCGTTCGATGGCCGTTTTCCAGTCGGCTTCGATCACCGCATCGAGCGCCCGACGCCGGTCGATCAGATAGAGCGCGGCAATATCCTGGGACACTGGTGAAAAGTCATCCAGCGAACAGGCGACGACGCATTCGTCCCATGTACGGCTCAGGAATTGATAGGCGCCGGCGGCTGTCGAGGTGATCGGCCGCCCGCCCAGCTTTTTTGTAATCGACCGACGCGGATGGTCGTCGAAGGAAAGAAACTTTTCGCCACCGAATAGCGTCTGGTAACCCGCGCCTTCGGTGTATTTGATGAGCGCCAGAAACGCCTTGACGTTCGCGCTGGATAACAGTGAAGCGTAGTCTTTCAATTCACCACCTCCAGCCAGATCGGTGCGCCGCGCCCTTCGGCTATTTCAAGTACGGCGACCAGACGGTCGACCACAGACGGTGATGGAATGACGCCATCGCGGCCACGTACCGAGCCGAGAACGACATCACAGCCTGGCATAGCGCCAAGCCATCCAAGACCGTTGGCGTCCGGCAGTACGGCGCGGTGAGCGTGCGCAAATTGCGTTGCGACCTCAAATCTTCCAGTCGGTAAATTCGGGCGTCCATTTCCGGCCTCCGCAAGACAGAACTTCAGGTTATCGACGTACAGAACGCCGTCGCGCAATGTCAGATTCATTCGCCACCTCCGGTCGTCATGGCCAGGGAAAAGACGAAGCTGTCGATCAGCACATCGGCATCCTTGACCAGCAGGCGGGTGCGAAACTTCATTTCCGGTGCCGGCAGGTCTTCGCGATAGCCGGCCGTGCCGGCCAGAACGCGGGTGTCTTCAAAATCGAAGGCTTCGAAGCGGGCGGGAACGCCATCGGATTCAGCCTGGCCTGGCTTGAACGGATTGGCCGCGATGGCGCCTTCGAGCGGCTCGGCGAAAGCATCATCGGCAAAGTCGCAGCGCGCCAGACGAACGCCTGCAGCGTCATGGACGACGACATAGCCGCCGGATAGCACGGCGGCCATTTCGTTGACCATGCGGTTGGCGACCCAGGCTTCAAGCTGCATTGGGCGCCTCTTCGATCTCGACTTCGCGGACTTCGATCGAGCCATCGGCCAGGCGACGGCCGACCTTCATCGTCGGCTTGCCGGGGCCGGGCATATGCACGGTGAGCTGCGGCGCCGGGATCTCGCGCGCGGCGAGCGCGGCCAGGGTGTCGCCCAGTTGCTGCTGCCCGGCGAGCACGGCCTCGGCCAGCGGATCGGTGGCCGGTTCAGTGCGGCCAGCTTCTTCGGCCAGCCCGAGTTCGGCTTCGCGGGCCTCGTCGGCGGCGCGTTCGGCGTCGATTTCTTCCGGGTCATCGCCGCGCTCGGTGATGATGCGCGTGCGGCTGGTGAAGCCGGATGCTTCGGCCATCTGCTGCGCCTGGACATCCTGCGTCGGGTGGATGTAGGCCCAGCCTTGCGGCACCCAGGTGACGCGGCGGGCTTCGGCGCCTTCGGCCCCGGTCAGGATGCCGGCCATGATGGCGGCGTCGGCCCAGGCGTTGCGCACCTTGCGGCAGAATTGCGGGATGAGGATGTGCCATTGCCGCTGCTGGCAGTGGCGGCGGAATTCGTTGAGGATGACGCGCAAGGCACGGTCGCTGACGCCGGACAGGTCGCCGGTCAGCAGTTCGTAGGGCAGACCGCCACCGGCGGCCACGCCCTGGTATTGCTGGCGGGTGAAATCGCGGTACCCAGCGCCGGCATCGGGCGGCTCGCTGAATTTGACGGTTTCACCGGGCAGCAACTCCTGCATGGTGCCGGGCTCCAGCGCGGCCATCGGCGTGCCGTCGCTGTCGGTCTTGATCGGCAGGCCGGTCAGCGGATCGAGCGCGGCATCCTGCCCCGAAGCCGGGCGCTCCAGGAAGCCGGCAAACAGGTTGGCCAGCTTCTGGCGCTCCAGCACCGCGTCGTCAAAATCGCCCACACCACGCAGGCGGGCGAGGATGGGCGCCAGCTCGGAAATGCCGCGCAACTGGCCGGGCCGGGTCGGCTCGTAGATGTGCAGCACGAATTCCGCCGGCACGCGAACGGTGGTCGAGGTGTCGCCGCGCCCGTCGCCCGGGTGGTTGCGCAGCATCCAGTAGGCGACGCGGCGGCCGAGGCGGTCGAATTCGATGCCCTGGGCGATTTCGTTGCCGTTGGGTGCCAGCGCATCGACGGCGGGCACCATGTCGGCTTCGACGATCTGCAACTGTAGCGGCACCGGCAGGCCGTCGGCCGGCAGGCGCGGGCGCAGGCGGACGAAAACTTCGCCAGCTTCGATCCAGTTGCGCGCAGCCATGTTCTGCTGGCCGTAGAAATCGAGGATGCCGTCGGCGTCGCAGACTTCCGTCCAGTCATCCCACAACTGGCGCAGCGTGGCCTTGAGCGCGGCATCGGTGGTCTTGGGCCGGGCGATGATGCCGGTGCCGACCAGGTTGGCCGCCCAGCGCTGGGGAATGACGCGGCCGGCCCAGTCGTTGCGGGCGGCATCGCGGGCGCGGTTCCTGAGCGTACCGGCGCCGGCATTGACACGGTTGGGGCCGCTACCGGATGGCGACCAGCCGCGCAGGCGACGGCCAGCGCCAGCGGCGTCATACGACGGCGCGAGCGCGACGGGTGCGACGGCGGTTTTTGCCTTCAATCCGGCGTCGACCGCAGCGGCCTTGCGGGAAACCTTGCGCCGGGCCATCAGTAACCCCGCCCGCCGTGGTAGAGCCTGGTCTGACGCGGCCGTGGAGCAGTGACCCCGGCGCCGGCCTGCTCGGCATCGAATTGCGCTTGCAGCGCATTGCGCGCGGCGAGCAGCTCGTCAACGCTACGGTATTCGACGACCTTGTCGCCTTTGCGGACCATGCGCTCGCCAGTGGCCAGCGCCTCAGTCAGGGCGTCGATGTCGGATTGTAGGATAGGCATGCGCGGCGACCATGTCGAGGGTGTGCTCGGAATGGTCGCGCGGGCGGGTTATGGGTGCCTGTGGGAGGATTTCAGGGGTTGTCAGGCGACCCGTTTGGAAGAAGCGGAGGGTCTATTTTTTCATGACACCATCGCAGCGCGGGAATGGATCGGTATATATGCTGCTCTGGGTCGCCAGGCGAATAAAAACTTCCATCATCTAGAACCATCATCAAAAAGATTCTTCGTCCTCTTGTTGCCCAGTAATAACCAGCAGTTTTTGGTTGAGTCTTTGACCACTTTACCTTTTTTCCACCCGGCGCTTGAATGCTTGGCTCTCGAACATATTCACCGCATTCAATGTGCCCACATACAGCAGGATGCTCATAACTGAAAACAGGGGGGTCGCCACGCTCATTCAAGCTGCTCTGCCCGATAAATACGGGCGGAAATCTCGTGCACCAGCCTTGTGCGAACGAGATGTTTTGCTCTTCATCAAAATCATCAGATTTAAAAAACTTACAAAGACAACAACACCCAGCTAAATCAACAATATCTGCTGCTTTTGCGAGCGCAGCAACTTCATTTATTGGCATATCAACCTCGTGCGTAAAAATTAGTTGAATCAGAATCAAAGGCAGAATCAAAAGGCCAGTCCCCCTATTGCCTATAGATTCATTTCTTCAAGAACTCCTGACAGCGCCAGAATTCCGTTCGCCGCAATGCAGGCTGCCTCGTAGTCACTCATGCTTTTTCGGTCGACCGCGTGGCGCAGTAGGTCTGTCATGCACGAGAGCGCTTCCGCTATTGCAGTAACTACGCGATCTGGATTGTTTTCGTGTTCGCTCATCTCAAAACCCCTCAAACCCGAACTGCCGAATCACTTCCTCGTCGCTCGTCACCCGCCGTTCGGCGCGGGCCTTGGGTCTTCCCATGTCGCGCCGAACTGTTCTTTGCTGATCCGGATGAACTCAACTTCATCATCTTTGAACGGGCCGCAGCTACTTCCGTTCGGCCAGATTCCAAACGCCTCGCGCCCGTCAAACGTCTTCACGTCGTGGCACATTTTCAGCCGCCACTTCTTCGCCTCTGTCTGGTACGGAACCCATTGGAACAGGTAAAACGCATAGGGGCTATTACCGAGAATCAGTGAGTTGAAAACGTCTCGCGGGTAATCAATGTCTTCTTTTTTCAATTCCATTTTTGGCCTCTTTTCACAGTTGACCGTAGCACTTCTCGGTAAAATTTTCCAAGATCAAATATCTTGAGCAATGGCGCAGAAACGCCTTTCTCCAGAGTCCAGGCCCAGCGGATTGGCCTCGCCGCTCAAAAACACAAATTTAATCTTCGGTAGAAGCCTAACAACGCGGATGTCTTTGGCCCATGATTTACCTTCGAGATACATCCCGACGTTGAAAAACTTGTTCCGACGAACGTCGAAAATTACCTCTGTTCCGTCGTACTCAGAAACCTTCACCCGTTGCGCTTTTGCGTGAATCAATTCTCTGCCATCGCTTATCAGCAGCAGGTCGCCTTCACGCACCTGGTCAATTTTCTCTAGCGGTTCAATCTGCATTTTTTCCTTTCTCATCTCAAAACCCCTCAAACCCAAACTGCCGAATCACTTCCTCATCGCTCGCCACCCGCCGCTCTGCGCAGAGCACGAGCGGGATCAGGCCGAGCAGTTCGGCGCTGCGGATGTCGTTCTTGACTTGCTGGTAGGTGACGCCGGTCATCTGTGCAATGCTGTGCAGCGAGCGGCCGGCGACGCGCAGCTCGGCGGCCTTGCGGATGCGCCGCCAGCGGCCGAAGTCGGCAAGCCATGGAATGTCAATCGTTTCTCCGCCCCACTCTTTGACCAGGCGCCGGAATGCGGTTTCGCCGAGCAGGGTTTCGAGGCGGTGGCCGCTGCCGGCTTTTTCTGGCACGTAGAGCGTTTTGCCGCCCCAGATTCCGCAGACCAGCACGGTGTTGGAAAACCCGATGACGGCGCCGAGGTCTTCGGCCATGCCGTTCGGTTTGCGCTTGAATTTGGTTTCGGCGCCCATGGTCTCTATCGCAGGTAGGTTGATTTGGCGGTGCGACGGCGCACCTGGGCAGGTTGGGCGGCGGGCGTTGCCGTCTGGCTGGTTGCTGGCGTGCCTTCTGCCGCTGGCTGGCTGGCGCCGTTGCGCGCCAGGCGGGCTTCGGCTTCTGTCCATTCGGCGCGGGTCAGGCGGTGCAGGTGCAGCTCGGGGTGATGGGCGGCGGCGTAGGCGTAAATCGCCGTATCGAGCGGTTCATTACGGGCGCCGCGCTTCTTGATGTAGCGGTTGGTCTTTGGGTCGAAGGTTTCGGCGACCATGCCGGCGAAGAAGGGTTTGTCGAGCTGGTCGCTGAAATGCACCAGGCGCTGTTCGCGCTCGAGATCGGCATCGGCGCCAAGGCGACGGAACAGCCAGTGCTTGGCGGCGACGGTGCCGACCTGCCAGGTGTGCAGGCCGCGCTTTTCGGTCTTGCCGTCGGACTTGATGTCTTCCCACTTGGGGCGGCCGAGCACCGGGGCGTTGTTGGCCTTGGCGCCGAAGATGACCATGGGGCGCTGCACGGGGTCGACGGAGTCCTGATTCGCCAGCGCCCAGGCTTTGACGAACGGGGTGCGGTGGCCGCGACCGTCGACGGCGGCGGCGGCGACGCGCAGTTTGGCCCCGCCGGCGTGTTGAATCGGGCGGTTGAGCAGCGCGGTGAGCGCGGCCCAGACTTCTGGCCGGGCCGGGTCGCCGGGAAGCACGACGTAATCGAGCGTCCATGAAGCCATGCCGCGACCCCAGCCGATGAGATGGGCTTCGAGTCGGTCGTCCTGGGTATCGATGCCGGCGGTGATGTAGCAGACGCCCAGCGGCGCGACGCGCAGGTCGTAGGGTTCGGCGCGTTCGGCGAGCAGGTTTTGCTTGAGGGCGCGCAGGCTGGGGTCTTCCCAGGCTTCGGCGAGGCGGTCGTTGATGAAGGTCTTGAGTTTGGCCGGGTCGCCCTGGGCATCGAGCCACATTTGCGCGAGTTCCGGCCAGCGGGGGCCGAGGCCGATGGGGTAGTAGAGGCAGTTGGCGCGGTAGCCACGGACGGGATGCCCGGGGTTTTCCGAAATCCAGCGGCCGGCGGCGAGCATGGCGGGCTTGTAGTGTTCTTCGATCTCGCAGCCGCATTCCGGGCAGACCAGCCAGGCGCGGGCGACGCGGCCGGTTTGCGGGCTTAGCGACCAGTGCAGGTCGGGCCATTCGTAGGCGTGCAGCTCGCCGCAGTGCGGGCAAGGCAGGTAGCGGCGGCGCTGGTCGCTGGCTTCCAGCTTTTCCGTGGTACGGCACAGGCCCTTGATGCCGGGCGTGCTGACGTACATGGCCTTGGACACGGCTGGGAAAGCACTGGTGCGGCCGCGCAGCAGCTCGACGGGGTCGTCGCCGCTCTGCATGCTGGCGGCGAATTCGGTGAATTCATCGACGAGCAGGATCTTGACCGAGGTGGATTTGAGGCGCTTGGGGTTGCCGGCGTGTTCGATGTAAAGCTGGCCGCCGGCGAAGTCCTTGAAGTCCTGCGTGTTGCGGGCGTCGCGGCTGACGGTGGCGGTCAGCACTTCGCGCACGACCGGGGTTTCTTCGACCAGCGGGTTGATCTTCTGGACGATGAATTTCTTCATCGACACTTCGCCCGGCAGGCAGGCCATGATCGGGCCGGGGTTTTCGGTCATCGAATAGCCGATGACGGCAGTCTCGATGGTGCTCTTGCCGAACTGGATGGGAAAGCAGCAGACGACTTCGGACACGGCGCTGCGCGCGCTCATGCAGTCCATCGGTTCCTGCAGCGCCGGGTTGCGGTCGATCCGGAAGCGCCCCGGCGCGGCGGTCTGCTTGCTGGAAAGCCGCATGTTGGATTCGGCCCAGGCGCTGACGGTGGTGGGCGGGCGCGGGCGCAAAGCTCGGGCAATCGCAAATAGTACGAACTGCTTTGCCGGCCGTAACATGTCGTAGAAAGGCGCCCTGCTTCCCATATCCGGTCGTCCTCGCTTGATTTTCGAGTTCGTCGCACAGCTCATTGAGTACAGCCGACACGTGCTCATCAAAAAGCTGTCGAATCGCGTGTTCGTCATTCATGACTGCGAACTGTGGAGAAAGAATTGCCCCCATTGACTCTAGAGCGGCGCGAATCGTCGTATTCGAATCGGTAATTACTGCATTGGCTGCAGAAGTTTCCAAGAGCCCCCATGCACACTTGGCTAGTTCTATTTCAGCCAGGTTGGCGTTGGCTTCTTCACGGCGCGCTCTAGCCTTCTGGAAATCGGGCGTTCCTGCAATATGGTCGCCTTCGGCTACCGGTGCTTTGGCCGGGTCGGCGGTGGCGGCGATGCGGGCTTCGGATTCGGCGACCTTGACCTTGCCATCGTCAGTCATCACCAGCCGACCGGCTTGCTTGAGGCGCGTGATGTAGGCGCGATCGACGTCAAGGTGGCGGGCGAACTGGGCTTGGGTGAGCGTGGTCATTTTTCTCTGGCCACGATTTGTTGCTGGATGTATGGGCCAAGAAAGCAATCATCGAACTCCCAACCGCCTGCTGGCACCCTGTCTGGAGCATCAATGGCGCCAATGATGATTTCTTCAGAAAAATCCGGCCCTCCTTCGAGATCGAAGTACAGCCCTTCAACACTACATGCACTTCCGGTTACGCAGAGGAATGCGTGGTCGCAGTACTCAACCCCATCGGTAACAACGAAATTTTCGTATTTCATACAATCCTCCCATTGCGCCGAACGGCGGCCTGTTCGCGCTCAAAATCGGTTCGGCAATCGACATCGCAGAAGTGGGCGCCTGGGGGCACGCTGGCATCGCAGTAGTGGCAGCGGCCGGTGTCGGGCAGGCAGGGCGTGCGGCGCGCGGCGGCGAGGGCAATGGCGCGGTCTTTTTCTTCTCGCTCACAGGCGCGGTCGATGTCATCCATGGCGGCGTCCTTTCTTGGGTGGTTGCGGTTGCCCGATGACAAGCAGGCCGGCGGCGATGAGGTCGGCGACGCTGCTGGCCTTGTCAGGGTCGTAGGGAATGGGCGTGCCGACTTCCTGGCCGTTTTCTTTGGCGTGGAAGGTGGGCTGGCCGTCGATGCCCGCCCGTATCGCCGGATCGACAGCCTCTTTTCCGAATGCGGCGCGCAGTTCGTCGATCCAGGCTGCAACGGTGGGCATGGCCTGCCGCATTGGCTTGGCTTTTTCCATTATTTTTTTATGGGTGCGTAGAGGTGAGGAAAGGCGCGCGCGTAACCCGACGGCCCGACGCGTGTCCCGACGCGTGTCCCGACGGGCAAGACCCGCGCCAATAGGCGCACCCGACGGCCCGACGGGTGCACACGCGGCGTGCACGGGAGAGTTTTGCGCACGCGTGATTGAATGTACGTATTCATCTCGCGTGTACACGCGGGTCAGGTGTCGGGCCGTCGGGCCGTCGGGTTTCTTTGTTTTCATGGACTTAGGGTGTCGGGTTGCCCGTCGGGACGCCCGTCGGGTTTTGTGGTTTTGGTCATTTGAGCGCTGCTTTCTGGCGCGCTTCTTCAACGTGGAAGTAGCAGTCGGTGAGCCAGCGCGTCCGGCTGATGCCTTCGCGCGGCAGGACGGCTTTGTCGGCGTAGCGCTTGAGCAGGGCTTCCGGCGGGATGACGCAGCGCCAGCTAATGGTGGTGCTTGAGTGCATGTCGACGTAGCGATCCGGCCGCCCTATGTTCCAGCCGGGCTTGCCGGCGGTTGCCCAGAAGTGCTTGGCCGGGCGCGGGTAGGGTTCGCCGTTGCGCTTGCACCAGGCGAGGTACTCGGCGTAGACGAGCGCCGTGCCGGCCGGCGCGAAGGGAAGTCCTTCGACGTTGCCGTCGCGCCATTCCTGCAGGAATATTTCGTCGCTGCCCGCCGAGAGCTTGATCAGGTTTTCCTTGGCTTCGGTCATCGGGGGCTTTGACCATGGCTTGAAACCGTCGAGGTCGACACTGAGCAGGTGGTCGTGCAGGGCTTCGATGCCGCCCTGGTTGATTTCTTCGGTGACCTCGTTGTAGAAGACTTCGTTCATCTTCTCCGGCGTCCAGACGACACAGTGCCGGCGGTCGTCGCCGTCGAGCACCTGAGCCAGCCGCTCGTTGGAGAGAAAGACGATGTTCATGTGATTGCGCTCGCGATGCGCCGCGACGTTCTTTGGGTTGATGCGCACCCACTCGCCGGTGATGAAGTTCTTGAGCTGGTTCTTGAGGTGGTACATCTCGGCGCGGGCGACAATTTCGTCTGCGACGACGAACAGCTTGCGTTCGCACCAGTCGGCGTTGAACTTGTCTTCAATGGCGGCCTGATTGATGACGATGCCGTATTCGCCATAGATCTTGGCGTAGGCTTCGAAGAAGCGGCTCTTGCCGGTGCCTTGCGGGCCATGCACGATGAGCGCGGTCTGCATTTTGGCGCCCGGGTGCTGGATCGGGTAGGCCAGCCACTTGATGATCCACTCGAATACTTCTTCGGCGTTGTCTTGTTCCGAGCACATGAAGCGCAGCAGATCGAGCAGGTTGTCGCAGTTGCCGCGCTTTGGCCTGGTCGGCCAGCCGCGCCAGCGGTTGCAGAGGATGTTGCTGTCTTCGCCGCCGGGGTCAAAGCCGATCTGGTCAATGTAGACGGCGCCATTTTGCAGCCAGCGCCAGTGACGCTTGATGTCGTCACCGCGCACGCCTGCCGGCAGCATCTTGACCATCTTGGTGCGCTTGCAGACTTCGTTCGTCCAGGTGTCGAAAACGAAATCGCCCGTGTTGTCGTCGATGTCGATGAAGCGTTCGACAATGTCGTCGAGCATCATCACGGCGACGGCTGGTATGCGCTCCCCTCCCCCCTGTGACGCCGCACTTTCGCGCGCGTATTTTTCAGGCACGGCAGCCGGATTGAGGGCAACTTTGAGGGCGGCGAGCGCTTTTTCGAGCTGGGCGCGCACGGCCCCTTCGCCATCCTCGGCGGCCAGGTCGTTGAAATCGGTCGGGCCCTTGCGATCAACGGGCCGTTGGTTTGAGAATTCAGGCTTGATCCACGCGGCGCCGGTGACCAGCGCGGCTTCGGATGCGCGCTGCACGCCGGCATTGAGCTTGCGGTGCGGTTTTCCGCAGGCGCTGCAGGCGCTGTCAGCGACCGGCGTCCATGCCTTGCACTCGGCGCACTTCTGCAGCCAGTCATCATCGGCGCAGATCAGTTGCTTGGCTTTCCGGTAGTGTTTTTTCAGCGCCCCGGCGACGGGGCCAATGTTGTTCGCGGCGAAGGCGACGGCCACCGGCAGTCCGGTGACCTGGGCAAGCGTGA